GGTCGTGCCCACGGGGGCCTGAGCGTTCATCTCGCTGATCTTCACATCGGCGACGGAACCGATGCGACGGCCCTCCTCGACGAGGTTTGACAGGAGTTGGTACAGGACGCTCGACGGCTCCTTGTACGGGAGGAAGGTGATCGAGTCACGGATGGACCCGCTCGGGACATCTACGTCCCGGAACTCACCCGGGCGCAGCGGAGTGTTGTCACCCTTGATGCGGAGCCCACGGGCCTTGAGGCCTGCCGGAAGGTTGGCAAGAGTTCCAGCGTCAATGAGCTGGCGCAGGATCGATGTCGCTGACTTCGTCAAACCACCAATCAAGTGGATCAGGCCGATGCCATAGAACCCCATGCCGGGAAGGTAGCAGTATGGCGTAAAGTGCATGCGCTTCTGCTTCTTCTCGTCGTCCTCGTACCAGTTCTTGCGAATGGACAGGACGATGCTTGACGACTTGTCGATGGTGATAACGTATGGTCGAGCGATGTCATCCCCGTCGTTATAGCCCTCAGGCATGACCATATCGACATGCATCTCGAGGAGCATGTATCGGTCGTCGTCGCTCTGGACATCCTCGATGCCCTGAAGCTCGTCGTACTTCTCCTGAATGTCAGTCTTCTCTGGCGCGGGGTCGGGCAGTTCGATGTCGCGATAGAAGCCGCTTGCCTGCAGCTTCATGATCTCCGTCTTGGTCTTACGCATGACGTGCGTGTATCTCTCGGAGTCCGAAAGGCTCGACGCACCGTACTGCACAACGAAGTCTTCTGCGGGGACGAAAGTGGACCTCGGAACCTCACGGACTGGGTCATAGTAGACCTTCTTGAAGGCACTACCAGCCAGAGCGAGGCGGAACAGCATCTGCTCCGTTTCCTCACGATAGTCGGGCATCTTCTCGGTGATGAGGTAGTTTAGCTCGTTCTCAACGCGAGTGGCCTGCTGGAACTTCTCGGCAGTCATCTTGCCAAGGATTTTGGTGCGAGCAGGGCCGGAGGCAGGGTACACCTCACCCATGGCCTGAGCTTGGAAGTGGATCGCCGCCTCGGTCAGCATGGGGTGGAAGACACCAGATGCGCCCTCCCATGGCTGGGTGCGGTCCTCGACCTTCATGCCGAGGAGGTCGAGGCCCTTGACGTAGGCCATGGCCCAGTCGTCACGGGTGCGACGGTCTGCAAGGAAGTTCCCCACAAGCTCGCTGGCCATGGACTCAAGCTCAGACTCGTCGATGAGTTCGGCTAGGTTCTCCCCGTGCGGGACGTCCTCATACTCCGGCTCGACCGAAACGGACTCAAACTCGATGATAACGCCACCGTCCTCCGTGGGGGTTTCCGTCATTACCGACTCTTCGATAATGTCTGAATCCTCGGTGTCATCGAGCTCGTCTTCGGGCTCGATCTCAATGTCAAACGGAGTGAGCGGCTTATCGACTGCCATGGCGTGTCCCCTGAAAGGTTTGCGGCACTATAGCAGGAAAGCACCGTTGGAAGAAAGTGATGTTTGGGGGACACAATGGTGGATGGTGAGCCGTAGCGCAGTCTGACCTTCGACCAATACAAAACCGCATGTTTCGTGCGCGTCCCCCTGTTGGTGACGTTAGGTTCCATTAAGGCCTATGTCAATCCATGAAGCCTCTCAAAGGCACGAAGGTTTGAGCGAGCAACCTCCTCCTCCTCCATGAGAGCCCTGCCGACGCGACCCCTTGTCCCGGCTGCCTTTTCGAGAGCACGACCAAACTTGTACTTCAGCTTCTCATGCTCTTCGAGGACCTCCTTGGTAACGGTTGGTCCGCTAGTAGTACTCAATAGGCTGCCGATGCCCATCGTCATCTTCCCAATCATCGGTATCCACCCTGATCCAACCGCCCTGCCTGAAGCGTATCAATGCCTGAGTCGTGCTATCAACGAAGTCATCATGGTCCCCAGAGGGGAACGACGCGCACTCCTCGATGACCTCTTCGGCCCATCTTGTCGGCGGATACCACACGCACCCTGACGAGAAAAGATCGGACACCGCGTTGACGCGGGCGATCTTGTCGTTTCCGCGGCTTGGCACAAACTCTGTGACGGGCAGCCCCATCTGCCTGAGCTCGAAGATGAGTGGAGCGCCAGAGGCCTTCTTCTCAACCACAAGCTGGTCCGGCTCATACTCGTAGTACTTCTCTCTGGCCTTCTGCTTGAGCTCTGGGAACTCCAGCTTCTCCTTGTACGCATCCAGAAGGATGACGTTTGGCACCTGAACGCCAGTGCTGTCGGTCCTGTAGAATATGCCCCATGTGGTGCATGCCGAGTAGTCGGAGCGCTGCGTCTTGAGGAACGCGGTATCCCAAGACTGGATCACGGCCTCACAGGCCGGAGGGTCTTCCTTCTCCCACTCCTTCCACCAGTCACGCTTGATGAGAGCCCCCTCCTCCGAGGTGGGGTTCTGCATGTACTGGGCATTCCACTTCCCTACCGGGATTTCTTCCTTGATCGCCTCAAGTTCCTCGACTGGCCAGAACTCCGGCCATAGGGGTACCCCTGACGGCATGATGGCTGGAAGCTCGATGACCTCCCACTCATCGACGCCATTGCGCTCGGAGGACCTCTTGATGATCTGTCCGGTGAGGTCACGCTTCGCCCAGCGCGTCATAACGATGATGATGGCACCACCGGGCTGCAGACGCTGACGAGGACCTGAGGTGTACCACTCATACACCTTGTCATAGATTTCAGGGTTGAAGGCGGCCATGGTTGCCTCCTGTTCCGAGTGAGGGTCGTCGATGACGAGCACGTCAGCGCCCTTACCTGTGACGGCACCACCGACACCGATAGCGAAATAGTCGCCACCCTCTGAGGTGGACCATCGGCCAGATGCCTTGGAGTCAGCTGCCAGCTTCGTCTTGGGGAAGATTTGCTGATAGTCGGTGCCATCGATGAGGTTCTTGACCTTACGTCCAAAGCCCACTGCCAGCTCCGCGGTGTGGGCTGTCTGGATGATCTTCTTGCCCGGGAAGCGGCCCATGAACCATGCCGGGAAGAGGTAGGACGCAAACTCCGACTTGGTGTGTCGGGGTGGCATGTTGATGATGAGGCGCTTCAGGGTGCCATCTGCGATGCGCTCAAAGGCATCCGCCATGATCTTGTGGTGCCTGCCAGCGATGAATGCTGGCCACATCTGAGTGACGAACGGCAAAAAGTTCAATTGAGCTTCTTCGACGTTCTTGCGCTTCTCGAGCTCCTCAAGGTCGCGGAGGAGTGCCTCCTGCTCGCTGAGGGGTAGCTTCGAGATTTTTGCGATGATGTTGTCGTACTTGCCCATGTCACCTCTAGGGGGTGGGCAGAGCCTCGGGGGATTGAGGAGGGAGAAACCCCACCGCAAGACTCTGCCCTAGTTCCAACGCAGGGAGGACGTCAACCAGACAAACGATGCGTCGGAACTAACCTTAGTGACCCACTCCCCAAGGCCACGAATCAGTCAGGAACAGGTACACATGTATACTGTTAGTACACGGTAGTACATAGAGTCTCTTAGAGTAGTATATATAATATATATAACTACAGTTAGTATGAGACTCTTAGTCGTTTAGTATACGACTTCATGTGTACACAGGTACATTAGAAGGATACCCCCTAAGGGGTATCCGTAAAGTATAGACACTAGGGCTTAGAAGCCCGGGAAGCCACGCATCATGCGGGGATCGGCTGGGGCCCTACTGGTTTGACCCATCTTGGACTGAGGCGTTACGGTCGGAAATTGCCCGGATTGAACAGTCTTTGGAACAAATGTCCCGCTTCCTCCGCGCCCGACACGCGGATCAATGCTTGCGATACCTCCGCCCATCTGCGGCATGCCAGTTGGCGGCATCGTCATGGGAACGCCACCCCGACCGCCCTGCTGTTGGAACGCCTGCATCGCTGCGAGCATCTGAGGGTCAATCTGACCGGGTCCACCCGACGGACCTTGCTGCTGCGCCAAGAACTGTTGCGGACCCATGCCGGGGGGCATTTGGGTCTGCTGCATCCCACCCGGGACAGCCATGTCAAACCTCTGAGCCATAGGAGGGTCGCCCTGCTGCTGCGCCAAGAACTGTTGGTACTGCATCTCCGCCTGCGAGGAACCACCTGCTGGCATGCCTCCAGACCCCGCAGGGCGCGGTATGCTCCGGTCTAGGCTTACGCGCTCAATTCCACCACCAGTCTGTTGAGCTGGCTGTGGCATGCCGCCCTGCAGTCGCTGCATCATCTCCATCATGCGGGGGTCCATCTGACCACCCTGACCACCCTGAGGCATACCGCCCTGCATACCAGCGCCCTTACCGCGCTGCTGCATTAAGGCCATAATGCCCTGAGGTGCCCGTTCACGAGGCATCTGCGGCATCTGAGGACGCTGTGGCATCTGTGGCTGTGGCCGCATGGACGATGCCCCACGCTGGCTCTGTGCTCCCATTCCCATCTTTGATCTCCAAAAGACTATGATGGCACCACCCTACACTAAGAAATGCCCTCTGTCACATGGGCTGGGTTGGAAATTATCAGGGAGCAAATGAGCACGGGGCACCCGTGGTCCTTTGTGAGCTGATAAATTCCAAGCATTAACAAATCCACACGGTCCAGCAACCGGACGGACAGGACACACCCCATAGGGGGATGTCTTGTCTGTCCGGTTGTCACCACACCTCAAGACTATCGCTGGCTTCCACATCACTCGATGGGGAAGCATAGTCTAAAAGCGACATTTATGCCCTGATTCACGGGTCTAACCCCCGTGTTTTCGGAGACCCATGTCGTTTTTGGGACATTTCATACAAAAATATAGGGGGGTGGGGGTGAAAAAACACAACAATATCAACAACATGTGGTACATTTTATGGTTAAGTGCTTGTTATTGTGGGAAAATTGGGGGGGAGGGGGTGTGAAAGTGTATTGGTCTGTGGTTGAGGGGAACATGGTCATCGTTTGAGGAGAACAACATGTACGTGCGTGGGGAGGGCGGCCATCGCGACAGGGGGGTTGGGGGTAGGTGGGGGTCGCCATACCCTCCATCCCCCGACGACCGGACCCCGATACCCCGCCACACTGCGTGGGAGAGGCCTAGGAACGCCATCTATCCCTTGGCCTAGGTCACCCTAGCCCAGAACAGACAGGACGCTCCAGCGCCTGCTGTACGCAGCGCACGGCGATGAGGGGGGTAGGGGGGTGTTTTTCCCGGCCCTACCCTGTCAGCCCCAGCCTTGCCAGCCTGTCAGCGATGGATCGCTCGATGTCAGCGGTGCTGCGATCCGTTGTATCGTTCACCTCGATCTGCTCGGTGAACAGCCCAGCGGTCTTGCCCAGAAGCTCGTTGGCCCTGACCTTGACGCTCTCAGCGGTGGCGTTGTCGGCCAGTTTCTCCAAGCGCTGAAGGACGCGTTCTGCCCGGTTGACTGCCAACATGCGCCGTTGGTCTTCTTTCTCAGCATTCAACGATTTAACCCGCAGGGAAACATTAGGGTGGGTCAGCAGCCTTGACGCTTCCACCCTGATGGCCTCTTCCGACATCGCCTGAGCTTCATACGCTGACTTGTAGGCTGCTGTCAGCGACATGCCGGACACCACCGCCTCAGCGAACGCCTCCTGCTTGGATGTCAGGCCCAGAAGTAGGTTCTTCCCTGACTTGCGTCTTGTCCCGGTAGGCGATGCACCCTTGGATGTTCCAACGCTCCCTCCAGTGGTTGGCTTTGCCTTTGGTGATACCTGTGCAGTGTCTGTTCCTGCTACGACCGCAAGGTGTCGCTTCGCTCGGGACGGGCGCGAACCCTTGGCGGGCGTGGTGCCTGTCTCATCGTCTCCGGGGGTCTTCCGTGCCATCTGATCCATCCCTTGGTGCAGGCCCACAGGCCTGTGATCTGTGCCCCAGATGATACCACCCGATAGGACTGATTG